GGTCTAATTCGCAATCGCGAAATGTTTGATAAGTATCATCCAGACATGTTGATTGTTGGTGATGGTAATACAGGAACGGCGGATATGTTGGGATATGTCAAGTCCAAGGTTGGACCGGAGTTCCCCATTCTTTTCATTCATAAGCCTCTTGACAAGCCTTGAATGAAGTCTTATATAGGAATGGTAAAGGAGATTTGATCATGGCCTATGATTATGACACCAGCGTTTTGAGTGATCTTCACAAGGCCGCTCGCGGTTTTCGTCCCGGCAAACTGTTTTGGGAAACTTTGGAGACGGTGACCGAAAATGAAAAGCAGAAAATTTGGGATCGTTTGATTCAAGAAGTGGAAGACAGTATTGAATTAGAACGTAACCAGAAACAGCGCGCCTTGGCCGACTATGAAAAGGCTCTTGATGAATTGATCAAGGTAGGCGCACCCAATAAGGAAACCGCGATGCGCTGGTATCTGGAATCGCTTGAAATGGATTTGCAACAAGGTGGCGAATATGTTTGCTGTTTCCTTGGGCTTGACTATAGTATGGCCGGTGAATTTGATGTTGTCATTCACAAGCCCCATAATGCATGAATTTGTTTTGTCCACAATCAAACACTCTTTTCCATCCATTATTCAACATGTTTTCTGTTGATGACAATGTTTCGTCATATCGGCTTCCCAATAATACAGGAAGCCGATGTTTTTGGCATTGATATCGACTCAATCGTTCTGTTTTCTTGAACCAAAAGAAACCGGGTGTTGAATGCCCCTCATATTGAAATCCAGCCGTTCCATGAACATTTCCTTCAAAAATTCTACGATCCGAGTAAGACACCATGGTTTTGTCCGAAAAATGTGTCATTATTCTGGACAATCCCCCTGTAACAGACATACCTTTTACATTACAAAACCGAATCAATTCCAGTTCAACTGACTTGTCAAACCTTGGCTTGGATAAGCCAACAATGGAAACAAGTGAATTGTCATATTGTAATCCAATACGAATTTTGGATGGAATATATCCTTGAATGTGGTTCTCGTTTAAGAAATTTTTATATTCTTCGTTGGAAATATCTGTTCTGATAATACATTGTCTTGCTCCTATGGTTTTGTTCATTCCCAATCTATGGTGGATCATTGAAAGAACAATATCCCGCTTTTCAATGATTTCATAATCCCAAAATTGCAACAAGGTTATTCCTTTTTCGTTGCAATGATTCATTTTATTCAAATGTCGTTGTCTATCTTCCGAATGCCAATATAGACCATTGATTTCAATTGCGAGCTTCTTTTCCGGATAATATATATCCAATTCCAGAGGGTATATGATTTTTCTGTCATTGGTAATGAATCCCGAAGGAAGCAATTCGGCAAAATTTCGCTGTAATTTTTGATGATCGGGAGCATGAATCTTGTATTCTAGACCGATTTGTCTAAACCAATCATAGATGGTTTTTTGAGTAACCCCAAAAATTTCGGCGATTTCATGGGCTTTCATTCCTTTATTGTAGTTCAAATCATACAATTCCTCCAATGGTGGACATGAATTTTGTCTTAGCCCATTGCCGTTACCGCGACCGTATCTTTCAATGTTGGTTGTAACTCTTTGTTTGGAGTTATTGTAATTCCTGTCGCCCCAACGAAAGGATTTGGTGACATTGCTCTTTTCCTTGAATTCATCGGTTTGAAAATATGAGGAAACACCATATTTTTTCAATGTTGTTTCTTTTGTTTTTTCCACAATCTTTTTCATGTCGCGATTGTTGGATATTTTTTTATTGCGTGTGTCATCTGAATATGAGCATTGTGATGAACAATATTGCTGATATCCGGAATGAAACTGTTTGAATTTCAGATGATTTCCACAATGACATTTCGGAATTTCTCTTGACATAGAGTGATAAATATGATAAAGTGATTGAAATATGTTATCAAACGGATATTGATTTTGAATCCATTCATAATGATTCGCGAATTGACGGTTTATCCACCATTCCGAGTTTGAAATTCGGTTATTTATTCGTGTTTTATCCATGGTTAACAGATTGTTTTCAATCCAGTTTTTGTCAACTAAAACCATTTAAAGGACTCCTATGCAAATTCAACTTGATATAGAACGCATTCGTAAAAATAAACTCTTTATTGCTACGCCAATGTATGGCGGTCAAGCAGCAGGTCTTTATATCAAATCCATTCTGGATTTGCAAGGTATGCTTTTTCAAAATGGTATAGAAAACAGGTATAGTTTTCTTTTTAATGAAAGTTTGATTACCCGTGCTAGAAATTATTTAGCAGATGAATTTTTGCGTTCGGACGCAACACATTTGCTGTTCATTGATTCTGACATTGAATTTCAGGCAATGGATGTTCTTGCCATGATGCATTTTGACAAGGATATCATAGGTGGTCCATATCCAAAGAAAACAATCAAATGGGGTAATATTGATTCTGCCTATAAAAAGGCGCAAATTGAAGGCAAAACCCTTAATCCCGATGTTCTGGAAGCCTTGGGCGGAGATTACGTATTCAATCCTGTTCCGGGCACAAAACAATTTCGCACAGACGATTTGATAGAAGTCATGGAAATCGGAACTGGTTTCATGATGATCAAACGCGAAGTTTTTGAACAATTCATTGAAGAATATCCACATTTAAGATACAAGCCAGACCATGCGGGTGCTGCCAATTTTGACGGCACCCGTTATATTCATGCGTTTTTTGATACGGTTATTGATCCAGACACACATAGATATTTGAGTGAAGATTACTTTTTCTGCATCGATTCACAAGCTAGAATTGTGACGGAAGATGGCCCGAAAACCATTCATGATATCGTTAAAAACAAATATTTTGGCAAAGTTCTTAGTATAAATCCAAATAATAACAAAAAGGAATGGAAACAGATTGTGGATTGGTCTGTTCGTTCTAACAAAAATCTTGGAAAGAAATGGATAAAATTGATTCCAGACAATAATAATAACAGGCTTCCGAATTTAATATGTACAAGTGATCATAAAGTGGCTTATCTGAATGATGTAATGTCAATCAATGAAGGTGATATCAATTACATTGAATCAAGTTCAATGGCCGGGAAATATTCTGTCAGAGAAATTCAACAAAACGAAAATGCATTATATTCCAGTGAACAAATGGAGTTCTTGATTGGATCGTTGCTTGGTGATTCACATATCAACAAGAATGGTCAAATGTCATTCACACATTCTGAAAAACAAAGAGAATATCTTGAACTAAAACAAAAAATATTCAATGGTGGAACCATTTATACAAACAAGAGTTCTAATAATTCTTTCAAAAAAGACAACTTACAATCTAGTTTTGTTTTGCCGGTTAATGCACAAACCAAAAAATTAAGAAGTTTGTTTTATGATGAAAATGGCAAGAGAACCATAAAGAATATTACCGATTATATCACAGAAAAATCTTTGGCGTTCTGGTATATGGACGATGCTTCAATAAGCAAACAAAACATTGTGTTGCACACAGAAGCATTGTCATATGAAGATAATGTATTGCTAACAACATTTTTTGATGAAAGATTTGGATTAAAACCAGTTATAGATGAAATTCATAGAAAGTATAAAGACGAGGAACGTATATATTATCATTTGCGCTTTAATAATGAAGATAGTTTGAAATTTTACAACATTATTATTTCATATATTCCAGAATTTATGAAATGGAAATTGCCTAGTGAATATAAGACCATTGCAAATTATCAATACGATTATGATAATCTGCGCGTATTGGAATTTTCTGCTCGTTACATTAAAGATGTAAAATATCTTGAAAATTATCGCGGAAAATTGTATGATATTACCGTAAATGATAACCATAACTTTTTCGCCAATGGAAGTTTGGTTCATAATTGTCAAATGGCACGCGCCATGGGCCGTTCTGTTTGGTATTGCCCATGGATGCAGACCACACATGTTGGAACATATGGTTTCAAGGGAAATCTTCCTGTAATTGCAAATTTGGTAGGAACTCTTTGATATGAGAAAAATTATTGGACTTGTTGGTTTTATCGGTTCTGGTAAGAACACTATCGGTGATTATTTGGTGAAACATGGGTATCGCCCTCTTTCTTTTGCTTCTGCATTGAAAGATGCCACGTCATTGATGTTTGGTTGGGACCGCCAAATGCTTGAAGGATCAACAAAAGAATCCAGAGAATGGCGGGAAAAGAAAGATGTCTGGTGGAGTAACGCCCTTGGATGGGAAGTGACTCCACGCTCTGTTTTGCAACTTATGGGTACAGAAGCTGGCCGACATGTATTTGGTGAGAACATTTGGGTCGCTATCATATTGAATCAAATAGAAAATTTATACCCAAATGATAATATTGTAATCACAGATTGTAGATTCTGCAATGAAATTGAATCCTTGACTTCTATAGGTGGTTTGGTGTATCATATTGAACGTGAAAAACCAGAATGGTTTGATACTGCTTATAATGAGCGCGTCAATGGAATTGAAGGGCAAATGGCCTCAAAATTTCCGAAAATTCATGTTTCAGAATGGGATTGGATGAAGTATTATGATACAATTCCAATTATTGAAAATGATAGTACAATCAATGATTTATATGAAAAAGTGAATGAAAGGATCATTCAATGAAATTATCTGAAAATACATTAGCTATATTGAAAAATTATGCCAATATTAATACCGGGATCGTGCTAAAACCCGGCAAAGTTGTGGAAACAGTCAATCAATCATCAACTCTCCGAAGTTTTGCGAACATTTCAGAAACAATTCCTGTTGTGTTTGGCATCTATGACTTGACGACATTCCTCGCCAATGTTTCACAATTGGGCGGAAAAGATGTTAATATTCAATTTGATGATCATAAACTAGTTTTATCTAATGAAAGTGGTTTTTCTCTTGATTATTATGGCGCGGAACCACAGTTAATTAAGCATCCAACAAAAGAAATTATTGAAATCACACCAGATGTTGAATTTACTATTCATAATCAACATTTTGATAAGATGCTTAAGCTTGCATCATTGAATTCATTTAAGAATTTCTCTTTTGTTGGTGAAGATGATGGTCTTTATGTCAAAGTATTCAATGTCGTAGATGGAAATGCCGTAAGTAATTCAGGAAAATTCCGAATTGGTGATAATCCGAATGGTGTATTTGAAGCCCGCTTTTTGGTAGAAAATATGAAGTATTTGCCGTTGGATTACAATGTAAAGTTGAATCATGAAGGTGTCGCAGAATTCAAGAGTATGGATGATAATATCACGTATGTTACAGTAATGCAGGAGACGGAATAATGTCAAATAACACATACAATTACACCGAAGAAGACAAGAAGAAAATCAAGGGTGCCATTCAGGAATTGAATGACTCATTTACCCGCATTGCAGCCGAACGCGACTTGCAAAAATCCATTCTGACAGACATGAATGATAAGGTCGGAATTGACAAAAAACTCTTGCGAAAACTGGCCAAAACATATTATAATGGTTCATTCGCGACGGATCGCGCCGACAATGAAGATTTTGAAACGGCCTATGATCAAATTATTGGCGTTTTGGTATAATGGAATGGAAAATATATGGAAATAGCCAAAGTAATCAATGATTTACGAATTATAAGTAGTGATCATTCAATAGAAGAAATAGCCAATAATACAATTCAATTGATTGAACAATTAATTGCTGAAAATGGTAAATTGAAAGAACATCTTGCCAATGCAAGATGGAATAATGAATATGTTCGCGATCTAGAAGAAAAGATGCATCATTATGGTGGTGGTTGGCAATGAGAAATGTTGATGAATTGTTGGAATCTTTATATCGGATTCACAATCCAGAAAAAATAGAAATAGGATTTGATCAACCAGAATGTACACTTCTGGAAATTATTGAAGTTATTCAACATTTGAAGACCGAAAATCAAAAATTATTTCGTGTTTTGGGTGAATTGTTTGTTCAACTTCGCGATGAAGAAAATAAAAAGGTTTATGTTTAATGGCAGAAGAATTTATTTGGTCACAGAAATATCGTCCCAAGACAATTGAAGATTGTGTTCTTCCTCCACGGCTGAAAAACCCATTGTTATCATATGTCAATGAAGGACAGATTACCAACAATCTCTTGTTTGAAGGCCCGCCCGGTTCCGGAAAAACAACTGCCGCTCGCGCATTATGTGAGGAAATTGGGTTGGATTATATGGTAATCAATTCGTCCGAAGAACGCGGAATTGATGTTTTTCGTACAAAAATCATGGACTTCGCTAGCACAATTTCATTGACTGGTAATGGTAAGTGTGTTATTCTTGATGAAGCTGATTTCTTGACTCCGGAAGCACAAGCAGCCTTCCGTGGTGTGATTGAAAAGGTATCAAAACACTGTACCTTTATCATTACCTGTAATTATTCAGCAAAATTGATGGATGCAATTCAAAGTCGTATGGCAACCTACAGTTTCCGATTTGATCGCAAAGAATCGGATGAACTTAAGGTAAAAATGTTTAAGCGAATCAAGGAAATCTTGAAATCCGAGAATGTCATATCAGAAGATAAAGCCATTGTCAAGCTCATGGAAAAATATTTTCCAGATTTTCGTAAGACATTGGAAGAATTGCAGCGTTATTCTTTCGGCGGAAAATTTGATATGACTGCCGTGGAACAAATAGGAAGTTCCGCCAGCATCAATAAGCTTATTGAATTTATCAAAGAAAAGAATTTTGGCAAGGTTCGTCAATGGCTGGCAGAAAATCATGATCTGGATTCAGTCGGGATTTTCCGCAAGATTTATGATGGGTTGTATGATTGGCTTTCTCCGGATTCAATTCCCGGTGTAATTATATTGATTGGCCGCTATCAATTTCAACATGGAATGGTTCCTGATCCGGAAATTAATTTAGCGGCTTTTCTGGTAGAGCTTATGGTGGAAGCGAAATTTAAATGACAATAGATGAATCAACGAAAAGAGCATTCCAGCGTTATAAGGAAATGCTGGAAAAATATCCTCCAAAAGAACACACAGATAATTTTTCCGCTTTGCAAAATCGCGACAAATTGGCACACTGTCATTGGATGTGTGACCGTATGATTTCACCCGAAACCGATCATTATTCATTAGACAAAAAATCCAGATGGTTAGGGTTTATTCAGGGTGTATTGATCATGTGTAACTTGACAACAATAGAAAAGGAAAGAAACATAACAAGACCATGGTTTAGTAATAAAGGTGAATAAAAATGACTGATTTATTTAAAGAAGCATTACCTTCAATCATGCATACAAAGAAGGAAATCTTCATTGATGACTTGGAAAAAAATGAATTCTATAACAAAAATTCATATATCATAAACAAGTCTTTGTCAATGCATATTGATTGTGTAATTCCAGCCAATTTGATGAACATGTTTCACAACTTGGACGGGAAATTGAAACATGATTTCTTCATGAATACCCTTAGAGCATATAAGCGACCGTTTTCATATGCAAAGAAGGTTAAATATGAAGACTTAAATACTATTAAAGAATATTATGGTGTAAGTAATAATAGAGCGAAAGAAATGCGCTCTTTGTTGTCTGCTTCACAAGTGAATGAACTGAAAAAAAGACTTGATAAAGGTGGAGTTAATAAAAATGATTGATTTGGTGTGGGTTAAGTTGAATAAGCCCGATGATTTTCTTATTGTCAAGGAAACCTTGACGCGAATTGGTATTCCTTCAAAGTTGGAAAACAAGTTGACACAAACTTGTCATATCCTGCACAAACAGGGAAAATATGCTATTGTGCATTTCAAGGAATTATTTCTTCTGGACGGCAAGAAAGCCGATCTGACAGAAGAAGACAAGGCAAGACGAAATACCATTGCTAACCTGTTGGAAGAATGGGAACTTGTGACCTTGGAAGACCCAAAGAAAACCAAGAATAATACCGTGTCTCTTTCAAAGCTGAAAATTCTGTCTAATAAAGACAAAAAAGACTGGACTCTAGTAAGCAAGTATTCTATTGGAAATAAAAAGGTTTCAACAGAATGATCAAGAAAACACTTTATGTCCATCGCCAACTATTGAATGCAAATGATATCAGAGATTGGGCCAAGAAGGAAAAAATTCCTTCCATGCTTCCCACCTATGATTTGCATGTAACGGTTGCATTCAGTCGTGATATCATGTTATGGCCAAAATCAAAGGATAATATTCTCCAAATCCCGGATGTACAAACAAAAATTGGTTGGTTGGGCCGTGACGAACCTTCTGTTCTCGTTTTGAAATTTGAAAGCAAATATCTTCAAAATCGCTGGCAGGAATTTCGCGATATGGGAGCAAGTTGGGATTTTCCGGAATATACTCCACATATCACTATTTCATGGCAATGCAAGGGATTGGGACTCAATCCGAAGCCATATAAGGGGGATTTGTGGTTTGGTCCGGAAATTTTTGATGTTGTTAACGAAAATGCTGAAAAAGAAATTCGGGAAGTCTCTCCATGAGTTTGAAAAAAGCAGATAAAAATCCTGTAAATGGAATTGCTTTAAAATTTGATAATGTTTCTTCATACCGATATCCTGTAATTTATAGGGTTAGTGATGGCCAAGTCATTTATAGTTCTTATAACCGACCTTATATGGGTACATTAAGGGATGCGTATAATATTTTTAAGAAAGTTGCCGGTTCATGCAAGAGTTTAGAAGGTATCCGAACACGCGAAGATATGTCAGAACGTAATGTTGAAGACATTAAAAAGCTTGGATTTATTTTTATCGGCGGACCTTCCGGCACATGCACATTGAATGATGAATATCTGAATAAATACAAAGTCAAATTAGGAGAATAATTAATGAAATTGACATTTTACAAACTTGATCCATCGGTTAATGTTCCGAAGAAGGCCACAACAGGCTCTGCCTGTTTTGATTTGGAGTATCGCCCATGGCAAAAACCATCGGTTGTCAATGTTTGGCGCGCCCAAGATCGCTCACCAAGGGATAGACTCATTAATGCAGCCGATGGTAGCATCATACTGATGCCCGGTGAAAGAGCATTGTTGCCGACTGGTTTGATAGCAAATATTCCGGAAGGATATTCTTTGCGTGCCCATCCACGATCTGGAAAGTCAATCAAGGAAGGATTGACTCTTATCAACGCCGAAGGTGTTATTGATTCTGATTATGTTGAAGAAATCATGATTACCATTATCAATCATGGTCCGGAAGCCAAAATTATGCCGGGTGACCGAATGGCACAACTTGAACTTGTACAGACACTTGAATACGATATTGGCGAAACCAAAAAACGACCGGGACAAAAGACTGAAAGAGCCGGAGGATTTGGTTCAACAGGAAAGTGATAGATGTTTTTCTACAGCACCAATCCAAATGATCATTGGAAAGATATGCGGATTCCGCCTGTTTTAACAGCTACGGTGGTAACTCCTACGATTGCATCCAATAAACTCACAAGAGCAATTGAATCCGTACTCAATCAAAAAACCAAATATCAGGTTCAACACCTTCTTGTGATAGATGGTCCAGAAGCCGCTGCAAAATTGCCACAATTGCATGATAATATTAGACTAATGAGACTTCCGTGGAATGTCGGTGCGAATGGCTTTTATGGCCATCGCATTTATGCAGCCAGTAGTCACCTTATAAATACAGATGCAGTATTCTTCTTGGATGAAGATAATTTTTATTCGGAAGATCATGTAGAAACATGTATGGAGAAGTTAAATGGCAACATATTTTTGGATTTTACTTATTCTTTTAGGAATATATGTGATGTATCGGGCACCTTTATAGCCATTGACCGATTTGAATCCATCGGAAAAGCCCCTTTAAATCTTGTTGATACATCAAGTTATTGTTTCAGAACACCATTTTTAGAAAAATATGGTCACTTGTGGCATAACAAATGGGGAGCAGATAGAATGTTTTTCCAATCCGTAAAGGATTTGGCAAAATATGAATCAACAGGATTGGCAACATTGAATTATTGTCTGGATGGTAATCCCGGTTCTCCTACAAGAGAATTTTTTGAGCATGGAAATCAACAACATGGTTGGTTAAGCAATGGATTTTCAAAATTATGAGTAAAAATGTCATTGTTGGTGCGATAACAAACTATGAAACCAAAGATATTGAACCTTGGGTTGAATCTGTTATCCGGAATGTTCCAAATGCAGAAGTTTACATGATATGCAAGGACATTGGTCAAAAAACACAAAATTATTTGTCTGAAAAAGGTGTCAATGTTACATCGGTTCCCTCAAAAATTCCCGGTGGAAATATCTGCGTAGAACGATTTAATTTCTACAAAATTTTAGTCAAATTACAATTGAATCCAGAAGATATAGTTCTTGCGACGGATGTTAAGGATGTTGTTTTTCAGGATGATCCATTCCCACGTATCCGCAATGCTTTCAATCAATCCGGAACATCAATTTTACTGACAAGTGAAGGTATAACATATGAAAATGAGTTGTGGGGGAAACAAAACATGGCACTTTCTTTTGGTAATGCCGTCCTGAATGAAATGCTTCCAATCATCATTCATAATGCCGGTGTTTTTGGTGGTATTGCAAAAGAATTTTCTATATTAAGTGATATGATTTATCGTTACAGTCTTTCCACTGGAAAAATGTATGTTGAAGGTGGCGGCGGTCCCGATCAAGCTGCGTTGAATGTCCTTGTCAATAATCCATTCATACAACCTTATTGTGTTTCTAGTTCAACCATAGCCTGTCAATGTGGTACAGTAAATAATCCTGCATATACAGATAAAATTACACAGTTGGGAGGCGCATTGAAAGATGATGGTTATGTATATCATCCCAATGGTACAAAATTTCCAGTTGTGCATCAATATGATAGAATTCCGGAATGGAATAAGGTAATCAAGGAAAAATATTCATCATGAAGAATTTTTGGACTTATAAGACCGATTATCCAACTCCACAATTGCAATATGCGCTTCAATTGGGAGCGATTTCACCAGAAACAGTTATTGAAGAATGGGATAAATTAACACCGGGTTTTAAGCGGGAAATTATACGATCCACTATCAAGGAAAAGAAATGTCAATATCAATCATCAAACCCTATTTAAAGCGTCTTTCCAACCGGAAAAATAAACTTCTCACAGCAAAGATTTTTGAATATAAAAATTCCATTAGGAACGAACTGGAAAAATGGGATTTGTTTGATTCCATCAATCAAACAGTTGGAAATAATGATCTAATAGTTTTTGATTACAACAAGATTTCAAAAGAAACCGAAAAAAAGTTTGAGCAGCAATGGGGCGATTTGGCGCTTCATGGATGGTTCATCTTCAAGGATGGCGATGAAAATCGTATCAAGGTAAAGGATTTTCGCAAGAGAAATAAAATTACATCCATCATGACCATTCTTGATGGTTGGATTTTTTTCCAGAAAGAAGATTATTCTGACCGTCAGACAAAACCAGTAGTTGTACAACCACAAGAAGAAATTTTAGAAGAACCCGATTGGTCTGGTTCTCACATGAAAGAACAATATTTGTTAACCTTTGCTAATGGTCCTTTCTTTGTTGAAACGGGAACATATCTAGGACAGACAGTTGAATTAGTGAGACTTTCCAAGCGACATTTCCGCGAGATTTATTCCATTGAATTGAATAAGGAATTGGCAGACAAATCAATTCGTTATTTTGCTCAAAAAGACCCTCGTATCAAAATCATTCATGGTGATTCGGTTGATGTTATTCGCGATCTTTGTAAAGAACATGGGTTTGAAGAACCAATTACATTCTGGTTGGACGCCCATGCGAGCGGACCATTGGCCGGGGGAAAGACAGGCCCATGTCCTTTGATTGATGAATTAAAGGCCATCAAGGAAACCGGCAGAAACGATCATACAATTTTCATTGATGATCGACGCCTTTTGGGAACAGCCGAGTGGGGTGGTGTTCAAGAATCCGAAATCATGGATTTATTGAAGGAAATCAATCCAAATTACAATATTTTTTACTTGCCCGGAGAAAAGGAAGAAGATATAATTTGTGCTACATCCATCATTCACAACGTGAAGGCGGAAAATGGTGTGGCAGTTTCATTGGGTGAAATCGATCCCAAATTGCCGGATGATATTAACAATTATTTCGGAAGTCGCGCCAATCCAAAAACCGTTCAACACTGGAAAGAAATCAACAAGCCAAAGTTGTTAGGAATTGTTCAACCAAACCCACAAGATGATATTGTGGCCAAATATGCTGATAAGGTGCCGATCATCGGCCAAAAGACTGATTTGAAGCGCGGAGAATTCATCATTTTGGAGGATTTGTGATATGATCAATCCGTTTATAAAAATCGGCTTTGTTGATACGTTTGATGGTTGTGCACAGTTTTTCATGGATCAACTGGCAATAATTTCAGATGCAAGATATGCCTTTATAAGGGATGATGAAAATCCTGATATTCTTTTCTTTGGTGACGCCAATTTCGGTACAACCAATTTACAACAAAAATATCTAGATGTTCCAGTGAGAATTTTCTATACTGGTGAAAATGTTCGTCCTAGTGGTCAACGTGCCAATTATGCATTGGGATTTGATCATTTTCAGACAGACAATTACATGCGATTGCCTCTTTGGGTACTGAATATCCATTACTTCAATACAAGATTCGGACTTGATGCTTCAACAGAACAAATTTTTGATAATCGTCCTTTTGAGGTTCGCCAATTTTGTGGTTTTGTTCAATCAAATCCAAATTGTCAGAAACGCAATGAAATTTTCCATCTTCTTTCCAACAAAATTCAAAGGGTTGATTCGGCAGGCCCGCTATTCAACAACGTAGGGTTTACAATTCCTCGTGGTGAGGATGGCGTGATGCAAAAAATGAAATGGTTGGCGGGATACAAGTTCACTCTTGCTGCCGAAAACGGTCAATTTCCCGGTTATATCACCGAAAAATTGTTGGAAGCCAAGTTGGCCGGAACAGTTCCGATTTATTATGGTTCTGAAACCGTTCCTTTGGATTTCAATCCAAACTGTTTCATCAATTATCATGATTTTACCAATGATGATGAATTTATACATCATGTTAAGCATGTAAATGATAATCAGAATATTTGGTTCAATATGGTATCGGAAACATTGTTTGATGATCAACAAATTATTCGGTATCAAAATCTTCAACGTAAACTACAAGCGTTCTTGAAAAGAATAGTAGAGAAACATTTCCCATGAGCCTTAAAGTTGCACTTGTTTTATCAGGACAACCCCGATCATTCCGAAAGGGATTTGAATACCACAAGAAGAACTTGCTGGACCGGTTTGATGTTGATGTTTATACACATTCATGGAAAACCATTCCAATAGAAACACAACTTGAAATTGCTGAATTATACAAGCCGATTTATGCGTCGTTTTCAGATATTTACGAAGATATGGAAACGATTTCCAGACGATTTCAACGGCTTCCAAATTCACAGTTTCCAGCAATCAATACATACAGGATGTTTTTTTCGTTGTATGAATCATTTAACTTGATTCGCAAGCACGACTATGATATAGTGGTACGATCAAGGTTTGATTTTGCCCTTAATATCATTCCACCCTTACATGAAACACGGGTAAATACGGTTTATGTTCCATCCGATAGAATGACGGAAGCGCATGATTTTTGTGCTGATATGTTCGCTTGGGGAACATATAATGTAATGAAAAAATATACCAGCGTTTTCGCAAATATGGAATATCTGTACAAAAAATACAACCTGACGTATATTGGCGAGGATTTGTTGGCGGCACAACTTAAAGAGGAAGGATTGACAGGTCCGAATATGGCTTATGTCAACATGAATAATCCATTCCCACCCGGCGATTTCAATGGGAACTGGCATTCATTGATTCGTGATGATTTCAGAGATTGGAATAAGGAAAGATGATTAACTATTCAAACCTTGTGGTATTTGATCTTGATGGCGTTTTAATGCGTTCAAAAACCATTCATAAAGAAGCATTAAACGAAGCCATTCTTAATGTTGCTGGCGAAGAATATATTATTACAGATAACGAGCACACTTCTCGTTATGATGGTCGTTCCACTAAAGTAAAATTGGAAATGCTGCACCAAGAAAAAGGATTGCCATATATTTTTTTCAACGATATAGAAAAAATGAAAAAAATAATTACTGCTGATTTACTTGAAGAAGAAATAAAACCAAATCAAAAATTGATACGTCTTTTTGAATGGTTAAAATGTAATGATTATAAAATTGCTGTGGCGTCTAATGCTATTCGTCAGACAATTGTTACTTGTCTTATTAATTTGGGGATAATGAAAATGGTTGATTATTTCCAATCTAATGAGGATGTTAAATATCCTAAACCACATCCAGAAATGTATTGGAATTGCATGGTTGCCATGGGAGCCGATCCTTCTACTACACTTATAGTTGAAGATAGTGCAATCGGTCGTATTGGCGCGAAGAAAACAGGAGCGAACTTGATGCTGGTCAATAGTCCGGAAGATGTTACACTGGAAAATATTCAAAAGCATTTGAATTTCAAGCCAAAACAGACCACATGGGATGATTCGGAAATGGTTGTTCTTATTCCGATGGCGGGCGCAGGTTCCCGATTTGCCGAAGTTGGCTACACGTTTCCTAAACCATTGATTGAAGTCAAGGGTAAGCCGATGATTCAAGTTGTGGTTGAAAATCTTGGTATCAAAGCCAAGTATGTTTTCATTGTGCAAGAAGCCCATTACGAAAAATACAACCTTAAGACGTTCCTGAATTTGATCGCTCCGGGTTGTGAGATTGTGCAAGTAAATGGCTTGACAGAAGGTGCCGCATGTACTACACTATTGGCCAAGGAATTCATCAATAACAACAAACGATTGGTAATTGCCAACTCTGATCAATTCATTGAATGGGAGCCAAATGAAACTCTTTATTCCTTGATTGAATCGGGAGCCGATGGCGGTATTCTGACTTTTAATTCTTGTTTTGGATATAACACGTTAATTGATACAAAGGAATTCGGAAAAATTCCGATTGGAAAAATAGTTAATCAGAAATTGGATTGCAACGTTAAATCATATAATGAAATTACGAAACAATTTGAATATTGTAAAATTAATGATTGGATTCGTTTACCGGGTAATAATCTTAATTGGAAAACACTAAAAACAAATTGGGGGGGAATTACTAAAGTTACATCCGATCATGAATTTTTAACGATAAATGGTTGGCAAAGAATAGACAATTTGAATAATGATTTAATGACAACGTTTCCAAAAATGAATACATTTCAATATGACGTTTTTTGTGGTACAATGTTGGGTGATGGAAGTATATCTTATTCCGATAAAAGAAACTGTGTTAATTCTGGTTTGAAATTCGCGCATTCTACGAAACAATTGGGTTGGGCAAAAACCAAACTTAATATTTTTAATAATTTAGGAATTAACTACTATATTTCTAAAATTGGTAAATATGAAGCAATTTTTTCACGAGTGAATATTAATGAAGAATTTAAACAAAAAAGAGAAATGTGGTATCCAAATGGAAAAAAGATATTTCCCGAAAATATCGTATTAAATGCATTAAGTATTGCTACTTGGTACATGGATGATGGGACATTAATTAAACAGAAAACACCCGTGGCCAGATTTGCGACGGATGGTTTTGATCATGATAGTATATTAAGATTACAAAACCAATTGATGGATTTGAATATTGAAACTTATACTACAAAAAATGGAAATAGAGAAAGAATTTGTGTAAAAGCTTCATCCAGTAAATATTTTTTTGATTTGATTTTTCCGTATATTATTCCGGAAATGGAATATAAATTACCAAAACAATATCACGGAAAAACTTCATATGGAATATGGCAATCATCACAAGTAAATGATAATTATTATCATCATTCTATTTCTATAGAAGATTTAATTGAAGAAAAAAGTGATACTAAATATGCTTTTTGTTTGACGACAAAAAATGGGAATTTTATAGTTGATAATCTTGTTGCACATAATTGCCATCCGAAATGGAGTTATGCTGCATTAGATGAAGATGGATTTGTTTCCGAAGTGGCAGAAAAGAATCCTATTTCCGATCATGCAACCGTAGGTGTATATTATTGGGCGAAGGGTTCGGACTATGTGAAATATGCAGAACGAATGATTGAAAAAAATGTCCGCGTCAAGAACGAATTTTATGTCTGTCCTGTATTTAATCAAGCTATTGAGGATGGCAAGAAAATCGTTACCAGAGACGTTCGTAAAATGTGGGGTATTGGCGATCCTGATTCGCTCAATACATTCCTGATTGATTATAAAGGTGAAGTATGACAAAACCAGTGATAAAATGTCGGCATTGTGGTGATATACGGGAATATGGTGGTGAAATCCCATATCAAATCTACAATCAACAATTTTATATTGAAGTGGAGAAATGCTTGGATTGTTTGGGTGAAAAAAATACCAAACAACCAATGATTCTGCATTTTATAGGAAGCGATGGTACGGAGCTATGATGACAAAATATGGTATAGTAAGTGATCTGCATTTGGAATTTTACAGCAATCATGTTTTCAATATGCTGTTAGACAAAATTAATAGTTGTGATGCTGATGTTATTCTCTTGGCAGGAGATATACATAGCGGCATGACAAGTTATGATCTTTTTCTATCAAAAATTGAAAAGCCATATCATCATGTTTTTGGAAATCATGATTTTTATCAGAATCGTTTACTGACAAATGATTTCTTTGATAAAGATGGTGTTGTTGGTGCATGTCTCTGGACAAATTTTGGAAACGATGATCTGACGAGAATGATGGCACAAAAACATATCAACGATTTCAGGTTGATAAAATCAGCTATTGTTAATGGTGCCAAAATGACGCCGGAAGAAATGAGTTTCATGTACGATGGTCAAAAACAAAGAATTTTTGCCAGTGATTCGGAAATTGTCTTGACACATTTTCCACCATCATTACAGACCATCGCGCCCCAATTCAATGGTGATCCATTGAATAGATATTTTGTCAATGATTTGGATAGTGAAATTACGTATTCAAACAAGAAATTGTGGGTTTCCGGTCATACTCACTCTGTTTGGGATTTTTATATCGGAAATTGCCGCCTTGTCTCAAATCCGCTTGGATATCCCCGCGAAATTTATGAAATTCCAGACTATTATGAAGTAAAAGTTGTAACAGCATGAAAGTAGCATTGTTGCTTTATGGACAGCCAAGATTTCTGGATAGACCGGAGGTCTTGGATGCCTATAATCGTTTCATTTTCAATTCTTATCAAACGGATGTTTTTGCACAATGTTGGTTTGATTCGGCAGGAAACTATGGTAACCCGTCATCATGGGCGCGTAATCATGGTGCGAATCATCATATCCCCGATGATGCTCCACAACAAATCATGGACCTATACAATCCCGTTTCGTTGCTTGTTGAAAAACCACAACGATTCATTCCAGATCAGTTGAATATTGGTGTTCTTGAAGAACGATTTTCCGGAAACGAATTTTTCAGTCTTGATAATATCAGCAACACGGTTTCGCAGATAAAAGCTCTTGACAACGTTTGTCAAATGGCATACAATAGCACAAATCATTATGACGCCTATGTTTTGGGCCGATATGATGCCGTACTGGACAATTTTCCGGATTTAGAAACTCTTAAGTCTGGCAAGTTTTATATGCCCATGAACGGTCATTTCAATGATCTGGTGAATATTTTTTCCCATCATTTTTTGAATGATAATCACAATCCTTTTTATTCTCTTTGGTGGAGAATTCTGCATGATAGATCATTGAATGAAAAGGTTGAATTGCCTATACCGGAAATGTATAAGTATGAACATTTCAAACAGAAATATGGTACGGATTGTATTGAACGTTATCCAATGTACGCCCATGTGATAAGGAATTGATTATGTCCGATTGGATTATCGTATCAAGATTTTCAAGACCAAAATCAATGATGTCTTTTGGTTTACAAATAAGAAATTTGTTATCGAAAGATATCCAAAGTTTTGGTTTGATAATGATATTGCACAAACAACCGGAATTCCAGTAGAAAATATATTCAAAACCTATCGTGAAGCTGAATTTTATTTGTATCATTATTGGGGCACTCCATGAAAACAGCAGTTGTATTGACAGGTCATATGCGATGCTGGCAGGAAGCATATCCTAGCATCAAAGAACAGTTGATTGATCGGTACAATGCCGATGTTTTCATTGCAACTTGGGACAACTTAGGATATTGGACTTCACCAGAAAATGATCCTGAAAATAGGGGGATTCATTCAGAATCTCCACCCTTAAATATATCAGAAGTTGTGCAGGCATATCAACCCAAGATTATTTCTGTTTACAATCAGGAGTTTATGACCCCCCTATTTGATGAAAAGGTAAAACAATATGAACTTGATAAAATCAGTGTTCAAATCAGACCGCGTAATATTGTGTCGCAATTCTGGATTCAACAGCAAGGAATTTATTCATTATTGTCATTTGATAGTCCTAGGTATAAGTATGTTATTCGTCTTCGCCCTGACTTGGTTTTTCTAGGTCAATTGCCGAAATTTGATGATGAAAGAACATATGTCATTAACCATCCGAATCATGAAGGAAAGGGAGTTGGTGACATGTTCATGGCATCAAGTTTTGATGATGCTTGGATTTATGGATATAAACTGAAAAACGATTATCATTTTGTTGGTGCATTGAAGATGAATCGATTTTGCCCGCATATGATAACAGAAAAGTTATTATCAGGGCCAAAATTGGAAGTAATGGATGTCGCCAAGACACTCGCACATACACCGAATGGACAATACAAGGATTGGAAAAAATGAAAGCAATTTTATTGGTTATATTATTCATGAATGGAAATCAAGTACAACTTGAAACACTGAACGCAAAGACATGTTCTGTTATCCAAAAACAGATTTCAGAATCAGATATGGCAAGTTATATTTCGGATGTTAAGTGTATTGAATCAACCCAAGATTGGAACAAATAAATCATGATTATTATTGCTCACCGTGGAAATATTAATGGACCGAATACAGCCGTAGGTGGAGAAAACACGGTCGCGGCCATCAAACATGCTCTTGCCCAAGGCTATGATGTAGAAATTGATGTTCTGGATATTGATGATAATGGTATTTTTTATCTTGGGCATGACGTTGTTGATGAAATGATTGATTATCATTCCGGATTCAATAGATGGATTTTTCAAAGCAGACGCATCATATTGCATGGCAAGACATTTAGAGCAGCAACGAAATTGTTGAAAATGAAACAAAATTATCAAATATATAATGATTTTTTCTTTCATAATACAGATAAATTTGCTCTAACCGACATTGGTTGGCTTTGGATGTATCCTAATCCCATGGAAATATTTGATCCAACTTTGCCGATTATTGATGTTTTGCCGGAAATATATGAAAAAAGATATTACAAAGATAGTCTTCCGTTAGGTATTTGCACAGATTTTCCAGAACTTTACAACAAGGAATACAATTAATATGGCACAAAGTATTTACATAACTGAAACACCAAAAAGAAATGCTGTTGTATATGGGGCCGCTGGAAGAATAGGACTTCCGTTTTCTGTTTGGTTAAGTGGAAAATTTGATAATGTTGTTGGTATTGATATCAATGAAACAGAAGTCAATAAACTCAATTCTGGTCAATATGTTCCTTTCAAGGAATATGGTCTGAAAGATCAATTGAGTCAAGCAGTAAAAACCGGTAGATTGTTATTTTCCGGACCTTCGGAAGATCATCAATCCATAGTTGAAAATGCTAATGCTGTCTTTATTGTTGTCGGGACTCCATTGATGCCCGATGGCCATCTTGACCATGGTCCATTATTGTCTATTGTCAATACATTGAAATCCTCCTATAAAATGAACTCCCCATGGTTGTTGGCGATTCGTTCAACGGTTGAAATTGGAACCACCGATTATATCAAAGACCTTTGGCTAAGTGATGAATTTAATAATCCACCAACAGTTGTATTTTGGCCAGAGAGAGTCATGGAAGGAAATGCTCTTAATGAATTTGATGATCTACCATCAATTATTGGTCTTCCAAAGGGGACGAATTATAATAATATTACAGATTGGAAATTTGTTTTTTGTGGTCGTAATAACAAAGAAGATTTGATCACTGTTTCCGCCAAAGAAGCAGAATTCATGAAACTGGCCACGAATACAGCAAGAATGATGCATTTTGCTATTGCAAATAAGCTGTATTTTTTGGCTCTGGAAAACGGCATTGAATTTGATGATATTTTTACAAAAATGAAATGGAGATATCCGCGATTGGACTTCATGTCATATCCCGGTCCTGTAGGTGGTCCTTGTCTAAGCAAAGATTGGTCTGCATTTGGATCGAAAGATTCATATCTACAAAATATCGTGTCGGTCAATACGACAAAGTGGTATGAAATGATACATAATGAATTGATTCAAACTCCACTTCCAAAACACGTTTTGATTGTCGGTGGATCGTTCAAGACCGAAAGCGACAATATGCGTGATTCCAATGCGATTGAATTGAAAAATTTCTTGACAAAAAAGATTCCTCGTGGTTTAATAACACTTGACGTTTATGATCCGGTCGTTGATCCTGATAATATCATTTTAAATGATGAAATTGAGAAATATGATGCATTTGTTATCATGACCCCGCATAAAGAAATTATTGAAAATTTCCTGAATAGAATCTTGACATATAAGAACAGTGAAGCATTAGTGATCAATCCTTATGCCACATATTTGAAGCAAGAAAGAGAATCATATTGTATTTCTTCTCTGAATAAGAAATATACACAAAGGGTATTCAAATGAAAAGAATTTTGGTAACTGGTTCGTCCGGCAGTCTTGGCAGTCTTATCGTTGAAAAACTGCGAAAGAATCCGGATTATCAAGTTGTTGGTATTGATTTTAATCCGGAAGTTGTTGGTATTCATACTACTCAATTCCATGTTGACTTGACAAATCAATCGGCAGTTGAAGTTTTCTTTTTGGAAAATTGGATTCCTTTTGATTATGTCATTCATTGTGCAGCTACAATCTATGGTGTAGCCGGTTTCAATGATAATGGATACAAAATTCTATCCGATGATCTGTCAATGACGATCAATCTTTTGAATAGTCACACAACCGAAAAGTTCATTTATCTTTCGTCTTCAATGGTTTATGAACGATCCGGTTATGAACCGGGTCGCGGTGTTACCGAAGAATCTCTTTTGAATGGCAAGGCACCAAAAACCGGCTATGGTTTGTCCAAATATACTGGTGAAGCGCTAGTTCATGAATGGGCCAATAGTAACAACAAAAATGTGTTCACAATATGGCGACCGTTCAATATCATCACTCCATATGAAGAATCACAGAAAGAACTTGGATATAGCCATGTTTTTGCTGATTTTTTCAATAATATTCTTGTGAAAAAACTCAATCCAATTCCAATTATTGGTGATGGATATCAGGTTCGATGTTTTACATGGATTGATGATGTTGCGGATGCTATTGTTGATAATCTGGAAAATTCTGTGACTGATAATCAGGATTTCAACATTGGAAATCCGGAACCATTATCAATGCGAAAATTCGGTCAATTGATTTATGACGAAGGTGTGCGACGCGGATATCTGCCGGATGATGAATTGCGGTTCACTACACAAATGTATGTTGAAAATGATGTTCGCTATAGAGCGCCAGATATTTCAAAGGCAAAGAATCTGTTGAATTTTGAACCAACAGTCAATACAAAAGAAGCTATAAGATTATGCATGAATGAATGGGAAAAGAATCTATGAAAATTTTAGTTACGGGTGGAAGTGGTTATATAGGATCACATTTTATTGAACATATGAACAAGAAATATCCACATGCAACAATTGTTAATGTTGATATAGAAAATGGTATTGACCTTACTCTTGGATATACAGATGATGAAAGATATGATGCCATCTATCATTTCGCCGCTTCTTCCAATGTGGATGAATGCAACGAACGACCATTTGAGGCCATGTATAACAATGTCGTTTCAACCGCTGAAATATTGAATAATATTAAAGACGGAACATTACGAACAAATGCTTTCATCTTTGCATCTTCTGCCGCTGTTTACGCGGAAAAAAACGGTTCGTATCTTTATGAAGAAGATGAAACCATAAAAATGGATTATAGAGGTTCTTCATATGGTCAATCAAAGCTCATTGGTGAAAGACTTGTGACGGCAGCTACACATCAATTTGGATTGAAAGCCGCCATTGTACGTTTCTCCAATGTGGCAGGTCAAATTCCTCCATTGACAGAACATCATTATCCGGAAACCCATTTGATACCAAAATTGATGAATTCCGAGAATACATCTATAGACGTTTATGGTGATGGGAGTCAAGTCAGAGATTATATTCATATCCATGATGTAGTAACAGCCTTGGAAAAGTTGTATTTTTACATGACAAAGCCTGTTGCAAATGGAATCAATTTTTTCAATATCAGTTCTGGTACAGGATATTCTGTTAATGAAGTTATTGAAAAATCATATGATTTGGAAGTCCCGCGCGACAAAATTCAAGTTAATTATGTTGTTGGACAAAGATCAGGAGACAGAGATTTTTTGGTCTTATATAACAATGAAGCCAAAGACATGTTGCATTGGTCACCGACACATAGTCTTAAAGATATATTGGAGAGTTATTTGTGATGGTCTGGATTATAACATTGGGGGTTTTAACAGGATTTGTTTTGTGGTATTTGTTCGAATATAACGATTTCGGTGATTTTGCCTCTTGACAAGCAGTTGTCCATGAGTAATGGGGAAATCAATGCGCTTATTGAGCGCATGATGGACGGTGACTATGAAAATCTTCTGGATGAATTTGAAAAGGTTTTCGGTGACTATGTGATTCTGGAAAGGTAAGGTTATGACAGAATCATGATTTGTCATTGTCTTTTTGGGATTGACAGTCATCTATCTTTTATCCTAAATAGGACATCAATGGGCATGTGGCGAAACTGGTCGAAACGCGGGAGACTTAAAATCTCCTACTTAAGAAACGCTGTGGGTTCGAATCCCACCCTGCCCACCAAACTTTCCCTCTTGACAAATCCCAAAACAATCCCCATATGTGAAGCGAAAGGAGAATTCGTTATGAACAATGAAATTGCTCTTTATGAAATGGCGCGCAATGCCGCTTCCGAAGCATGGAAGGCTTGCCGCCCGATTCCTATGATTGTCGGACGGGCCAAGGGGCTTTTCGGCAATGAGATTGTGCCGGGAACCGAAGAATTTGTCGCCGATGGTGTTTGCGGTTTCGCTTGGGTGCGAATCAAGCCCGCTCGCGAACCTTTCGTCAAGTTCCTTAAGACCAACAACATTGGTCACAAGGACGAATATGCGGGCGGATGGTCTATTTCGTCTTCCGGAACGCTGAATTTTCCGGACTATACACAGTCCATGCAGCGCAAGGAAGCGGCTTGTAATGCCTTTGTCCGTGTCCTTCGCGACAATGGCGTTAATGCTTGGATGGAAAGCCGGATGGATTGACCAACAGGAGAATGATCATGAATAACTGGTTGAACAGAATTGATTTGCTGGAAACGCGCGCCCGCTACGAAAGCGGTGAAATCAGCCTAGCGGACATGGCACGGGAATTCGCCCGACAACTGGACGAAAACGTGAATGTTGGTCTGGACGAATATCGCGAACAAGACAAGAATGATCTGGTATCCGAACTTCAATATTTTGCAGATGAAGAATGTGAAGACGAAGACTGGTTCACCGAAATTCTTGAAGCCGTCTATGATTTCGGTAATCAGAGAGTGTTTGTTGATGGCGGTCAACATGCTTCTTTACTATGGATTGCCTTTGCGGGGTGATGATATGGACAAGAACGATTTCATCGCAATGATTGAAGCCCGTATCAATGAAATTGATGCTGTTGTTGAAAATCATCGTACAATGCCTGAAAAATATACAGAAGCATATAATCAGCATATGCTTTCTGGAAAGGCGGAACTGAATCGCTTATTATTGCAGTTACGTTATGGAAAGGAAAGTGAAAATGAATATTCTTGATGTTTACAAAGCCATTGATGACCGCATTGCGGATTTGGATTTGCTGTTGAAGCAAGTTGAACCGAAATCGAATCATTACTATGCTCTTACGGCAGGAAAATATGAGTTGCTGTTGTTGGGAGTTAAGCTTTCCAATATGCGCTCCGAAAAAAATGAAAAAAATGTAAATTTTTCTTGACAAATCGGAACTTTTAAGGTACAATGTTTACTAAATAAAATTATGACATATAGAAAACAACTACCGAATTATTTTGGAAATGAAGATTAACGAGACGGGTTTGAATCGGCGCGCTTTGGCGCATTGTATCAAGCCCGGTTTTCAGCCGGGTTTTTTGTTTATAGGCGTGTAGTTTATTGGGAAAACATTTGCTTGACATGCAAAAGAGAGACGGTTCGATTCTGTCCATGCCTACCAGAAAATAGCTTGACATTACCAGTGTAATACCCTATATTGGAAAATGTCAGAATGGGAAACGATAAGAAAGTTTCTTACGCGATAATGGCCTATTCCTGCGGGGTTTGTCTGTTGTAAGCGGTGTTTTCCATTTCCGAATAAGACTCGTCCGGTGGGAGGAATGTTTGTTTGCTATAACCGGGCACTAATTAGCTTCCGTATCGCCATCGGTTTCTACCCGATCATTAAAAGCGTAATTGGAGTATGCGGGTTCGAGTCCTGCCGGGAGCGCCAAAATTGTTCTTGACATAGGGAACAGAATCATATATTGAACTATGTCTGCTGTATGGATAAATGACCGACCATACCTAAGACAGCACTTGATTGTTAATGGTGTTAGGTCAGTTGAATTTTGAAAGGATGTTTGTCATGAAACTGGAACAGTTGAAGGAATTGAGCAAACAGATTGATGAAGTGAATGGCCTGCGAAAAGAGGCAATGGTTATTCTTGAAAATTTGTTGAAAAACGAATCATCCGAAACCAAAGATTATTTTTATGGTCTTTATTGGTACAATGATTATCGGTTTTATTTCATGGGTATTGCTGATAATTTTGTTTATTATGAACGAAATTATTCCAATTCTGTTGGTGAATATGATAGTATTTCGCTGGATATTTCTGGTTTGGCCACTGATACCAGAGAAAAATTCTGGAAAAAATATGTTTCTGATGTAAAGCAAATGTTGGCGGACAAAAAAGCCAAAAAGCTAATTGATGATGAAAAGGCACAGAAGGCCAAAGAAAAGAAAGAACGCGAAGAATATGAGCGTTTGAAGAAAAAGTTTGAAAAAGAACTTTACACGGCATAAAAAGCTGCTATATTATAGAAATGATCCGGCAAGTTCCCGGGCGAACTTGCCGCGGCAAGTTCCCCATTAAACCCTTTGCGGTGTTAAATGGAGGGAACCGGTGATAGGCGGGAATGGGGGCCGTATCACCATAATAATATGATAGTGTAAACTATCTGTTCTTTGACAATTGATTTTTTTGTATTTGCGATGGTCGTCTAGTGGACTAGGATACCTGCCTTTCAAGCAGGAAGACAGGGGTTCGAGTCCCCTTCGTCGCACCAAATTTGTTGAAGTGAGTTGTAAGGGATAGAGGGGGGAAACATCGGTTCGAATCCGGTCTGGCCGAAAGGTGAAGTCGTCTAGTTGGTTAGGACACCCTCCATGCTTACAAGAAGCTGATTTATATCAGAGAAAACTAACACGAGGTGTCATATTTCACGCCTACACTTTGACAAAAAATCGCGTTGACCGGCGTTAATACGGTTATTCTCGCGCTCAATTGCCAATCTGACGCGCGGTCTAGTAATGATTGGCTGTTGTATGGAGACATTACAGTCCGGAACTGATTCAACCGGTAAAATCCGTAGAATCAACAGTAAGCTATCCGCGAATTGACGTGGAGCATGAAGGGATGCCAAGTTTACTGTTTACATGCCAAGGTAGCAAATGTGGTCATATTGCATCGGTTTGAAGCACCGAACAAGCTGGTTCGATTCCAGCCTTTGGCACCAGTTTTTGCGTTGTGTTCCTCACGGCGGTCTGTAAAACCGTTGCCTTTGAAACAAGTGGGGTTGGCGGCGAATGGTTCAAATCCTTCACAACGCACCAAATTTTTTCTTGACAAACGAAACAAGAGTTGCTATATATGAACAAAGAAAGGATAATTACATCATGACTGATCGTTTTCCGCGTCCTGAAAAGGCTCTCTATCTTGTTCCGGGAATGGAACTATGGGAAATTATTGGACATTTCTTTAAAGTGGTTGATGAACCGATGACGTTTCTGGAAACGGGTTCGGAACCAATGGCCAAAATGGATTGGGAGGAAGAAGCCCCAATTTATAATTATTTTCTCGTTTGGCGTCATGGGCGTGAAGCAAAACCTTCCATCTTTGATGCCAATCTTATTCCGAATAAATACAATGATAACTATGTATTTGCTTCGCGAGAAGATGCTAAGGAAGCCCTTGAAAAGTTCAAGGAACTTTCTAAGTCAGAAGAATATGCTAATAGATGATTATCATCTTAGTGATTATTATGATAATGAATGAATACATTCCGGTGGCCGAGTGGCCGATGGCAGCGGTCTTTTAAACCGAACTCCTAACGGGGCGCGAGGGTTCGAATCCCTCCCGGAATTCCAAATTGTTGCCGCTTCGTCTAACGGTAGGATACTGGCCTTTGATCCCATGTGATTGTGGTTCGAATCCACAAGTGGCAACCAAAATTTTCTCTTGATAAACGAATCAAGAATTGCTATATTAACTGCATCCATCGGGAATTCGCGTTGACCGATTAATAAAACAAACGGCGGCAGCCACCTACAAGCTCGCTAATATGTAGGGGTTTTTATATGTTTGACCATATTAAAACATTTATTGTAATGCCAGTTGCAATGAAAAGTAAAGAATGGATAAAACTTTACACTGGCAAAAATCTGGTCGGTTTAAGACTGTCCGACTAATAAATTAGTCTTTGGGGGATGTAAGTCTTTCCCAAAAGAAAAAAATACTTACTGGTCACCATGACATGACCAAAAGGAACAGCAGAACGGTTCTGTGTCATAATTAGTTCCGAACCGGAAGCCATGACCGGTATAAAAAAATTGGTTGGTTTTTGGAAATATGTTTCACCAATAATAACATGTTCCAGCTAGATTTTTGGTCCTGCTATAATGAACCATCGCGATACGGCGGTGGAACGGACGCCCTTAAAAGTGGTGATCCAATCACTAATAGTTGTTCGGCCAACTATCGCAAGAATGGCTATCGGAATATACCAAGCCGAAAAATTTACCACCGGGCCACTATTTCCGGAATATAAATTGCAGTAGTGGATAAGAAGCCAACTGATCTGTTAGAGTGTTGGGAGTTGCTATTTCATCCGATAAAATAGTAGTTGCGAGAAGTCGCCTTAATTGTTGATTGTTTTACTGGAAAACAATCCGTTTGATATACGTTAATGTCGGGGTTATGTGGATAGCCATCGCAAAGAAGAATTGGGTAAACAATTCATCCACAAAAATTTACCAATGTGCCTTGGGAAATGAAATAGGGTGAATATCAATATACCGCTCAAGGACGTGTTTACTGTTCCTCCATTGAGTTCTCCGGGGGAACACGGGGAAATGTTTGACTTGCTCCTTTCGTTGAATATTTCCCCAAAGATTTTAGGGTATGGAGACATTTGGCATAGTCGCTTAACTGTCTATTAAGTCTAAGTCGGTTCGATTCCGATCATACCCGCCAGTTTTGAATTGTTATGGTGTAGTTGGACCGCATTCCCAATGTCCGGATTTTGGGAAGCCTTCCGGAAAAGGTAGTATAGGTTCGTTTCCCATATGCATCATAACAAGAATTATTAACTAGGTGTAGGATAGTCCGGCCAATCCGCTTGCTTTGGGAGCAAGATACCGCAGGTTCGAGTCCTGCCACCTAGACATTGAAGTTCCATTGGAACTTCCGCGAAGCCAACTATAAAATGTTGGTTGTTACGCTTTCTCTAATGTCACAGGGATTGACGTTATTTATTATTGGAGTGATATTGCTTTCATGTTGCGTGTCGGCATGAATTAAGATATTTTGCTTGACAAAGGAAACAAAATATGCAAGAAAGAGGGGTGTGGAAATAAGATTCTTATGGTTTTTAATCGTGATTATTGCAGTCCACAATGTGCTGGATATGATAATGCATTAAAAGGAATTGTTGTTAGGTAGCTTAAATGGTAAAGCAAAATACTGTTAATATTTCAGATGTAGGTTCGAATCCTACCCTATCAGCCAAAATATAAAAACGGTGGTGTAATATTACACTATACCTGTAACGCGATGGTGTATAGAAGGAACCTAAAGTGGTTGTACTTACCGGAAATGCGCGCCCGTTTTTCTCACTATAAATGAAAGGAAATATATTGTAATGAAACCAATTCCAATTACTAATGCAAAAGAAATTGCACAGAAATATGATTATGATCAAATTATAATTTACGGTCGTAAAGTTGGTGATTCGGATGATTGTGGTGAACATGTAACTACCTATGGTATTGATACAGATCATTGCAATGCTGCTGCCAAAATTGGAAATTATTTAAAATTTAATGTTTTTGGTTGGAAAAAAGAGGATGAAGTGAAATATTCCTCTTGACAATTGGTTCAACATTCACTATATGTAATGTGTAAGATGGAAATGAAAGGAAATGTACCATGAGAAAAGTTAAGTATATTATTGTGCCAAATGATGAAATTGCATCTGGTTCTTCTATAAGTATTACTACTTCATTTGTTTTTGAGGATGAAGATTTGATGGAGTCAATCCATAGTTTTTTAAACGAAATGGGACTTGATGAAGATGAAATTGCAATATTTGAAATTGCAAAAGAAAAGAAAGTCTTGAAAACTCTTTCGGTTATTGATGACGATTGGATTTAATAAACGAATCAAGAGTTGTTATATAGATGATGCGGTATGGAGAAGTGGTCATATCTCGTCTGGTTCATATCCAGAAGATCGCCGGTTCGAATCCGTGCTACCGCAACCAGTTTTTGGTGGAATGATTTTTTATCAATTCTACAGCCAGTGGAGACTCGGGTAATCTTTGCACTCGCGACTGGCAATTCAATCTATGCGGGTGTGGTATAAGGATTGTGCCCTAGCCTTCCAAGCTAGTGAAGACCGGTTTGAGTCCGGCCATCCGCTCCAAAATTTGTCCGGTTCTTCCAATGGTAGGAAATTCGGCTGATAACCGAGCAACGAAGGTTCGATTCCTTCACTGGATACCAATTTCAACAGAAAGGTAATAAAATGCGATTTTTGGAACTTGACAAGAAACAGCGCGAATTTGATGGCATGTGGGAAACAATTGCTCGCGTGAAAGATTCAGATAACGCTTATACATATATCAATGATGCCGGAACAAAGGTCACTTTGGTTCCTGATAAGTGGATTACCATTCGTGTTACCCATGATCAACCGGCAATCCAAAATCACACTTGACAAACTCGCAACTATCTGCTAAATGAATAGGCGGTCGGTCCCTCAAACCGGAAAGTATGGGTTTGAATCCCATTAGTTGCACCAAAGTAAGAAAGGAATAAAAATATGTCTGTAAATGTTAGTTCGTCATCTTTAAGTTCAAGTAGCGGTATTGGATTTATCGGCCTATTGACCATTTTATTCATTGGTCTTAAGTTGACCGGTTATATCACATGGTCTTGGGTTTGGGTGTTGTCTCCGCTTTGGATTGGAACAGCCGTTATTCTTGGATTGCTGTTTTTTCTTGTATTAGCGATGTTCATTTTTGAAGTTTTAAAAAGGTAAATATCCTATGTACAATTATCCTATGTATGATACCAGCATTTACAAGGTAAAACGGATAGCCGCCTATGCTATCCGAAAGGTTTCAAACAAGGAAAGGGTTACCTATCGTTTTCGTTCAATGAAAGAATGTCTTGACATGATGAAAACGAAGCCGTATAGTAACGGTGAATATGAAATGTTCCGAACGTCACAAAGTGTGGTTGGATATCGGAATTGAAGAATATTGCAGGGTGGAGAAATAGATTATCTCGCTTGCCTCATAACCAAGAGAAAGCCGGGGCGGAACCGGCCCCTGCAACCAAATTTTGTTCTGTCTGGCATGGTGCTAACAATGGGAGTCATGACCCGGAGTTGAAGTAGAGAAATACGACAAATTGCAATTTGTCGTATCCCGTTCGAATCGGACACAGGACGCCAATTTCAAGAAAGGAAATTTGTCATGAAAACACCAATGTCTGAAAAAACCCAAGAAATGAAAGAAGCATTGGAATTCTTGTTTCCGGGCACAACCAAAGCGATTGAAGAACATTGTTGTCCAGTTTGTAATGAACCAATCGGAGAATTTCGGAATGTAATTTCCAAACGGGAATATGAAATTTCCGGAATGTGTCAAATGTGTCAGGATAAGGTTTTCGGAAAGGATTGATTGATATTTTGGACGAAAATTACATTATGCCGCGTTAGGACAATGGTAGTCCGCTGATCTGTGGAATCAGACACGTAGGTTCAATTCCTGCACGCGGTGCCATTCATGGATTGGCAACGTAAAGTCACTATGGTAGGACAGCGGACTCTTAATCCGCCCGTATGTGGTTCGATTCCACGTCAATCCTCCAATTTTCAACGAAAGGATTACAACCAATGATCGCAATTTTTGAAGCTATTGTTGTCGCCCCGATTGTTGGCGTGACCGTCGCTCGCATTAATCGTTATCTTGACAACCGCGAAAAGAAAGAATAAAGTTGGACAGGTGTTCCGGAATTGGTTACGGTGTGGTCTGCAAAACCATTTAATGCGAGTTCAAATCTCGTCCTGTCCTCCATTTTGCCTGTATAGTTTAGTGGTAAAACAACTGTTTCGTAATCAGCAGTCGTGCGTTCAATTCGTGCTATAGGCTCCAATCAAAAAGAAAGACAAAAAATGAAAAAGATTGATTCGGAATTTTACAATGCATATCAACGATGGCGAGAAGTGCTTGAATTTGGTTTTCGAAAGCATGGCCACCCGGATTTTGATGACATGGATGATTATGTGAATTGGGAAATCAATCGCCTGTCTCATACCGAATTCATGGCGGAAATGTTATTTCTACTCGCGATTATGATTTCCCTGTAAAGGGAAAGGAATGGATCACCAATACGGTCTGGCTTGTTGAAAATGAAGCAGTGATTCAGAATATCGGTCGCAAGTGGATTCCCTTTGATTTCGCTGGCAAGAGCCGAATCCAGAAGAAATTCGGATTTCATCAAGAATTGCGCTGGTTTCCCGCCATTGCGCGCATGACCGTCTCTCACGGCCAAAAGAGTACAGGTCTTGCCGGTTGCGCCAATGCCTACGTGGCGGTTTTTAAAAGGTGAAAAAGATGACTCGTGATGAAAAAATTGATTTGTTGGTTGAAATGCGAGAATATATTATGAACAAAGAACGAAATGATCATGATAGATCATGGATATCTTTAATGACATTTGAAGATTGGTTTCCGAAGATGCGCACCCACACTTATGGATTGCATAAAAGAATTGTGGAATGGGAAGCCGAATTGCTTTTTGATGAAAAAGGGGAGTGAA